TGCAAAATGCGTTTAATTATTATATCAATCGTCTCTGTAGTATCATCGTCTCTCATTTAAACTCTCCTTTGTCTTTTTGTTGAGTCGTACGGTAGTCGTGCCACAATGAGCGCAATCATACCACACACCCATACTATTTGTTGCTTTGTAGGTCCACTTATGCTTGCAATTCTCCGTAGTTTTCATAATATACCTCCGGTTTTATTTAAGACTCGTCAGTATAGGTTTCACCTATAGACACACCGTAAATACACGGTATGTTTCGTCTTTTGGTATCACGAACCCGGAGTTTCTTGCGCTTTGTCCGGCCACCACATAACATGGTGAGGTGTTAGTTCCGATCAGGTCTTTATGTCTGTCCCCCGCCTGATACTAAGCTTATCGTCAGATGCTCCGATCGCTTTAACACAAATTTATAAACCTATGATTATACTGCGATATAAATAGTCTATTACTACAATCCTACTGAATGATTACCAAACCCATACCCATATGCAGATAGAATGAAGCCCTACTGGAGCTAATGGATCTGATGATATGACCATAGGCCCTCTAATTAATTTGTTTATGAGGGATGACCGTCAACCCCCCACGATATACACACACCAGGATAGTTTTTAGCTCAAGGGGTGATAAGTGGGGGCGTATGGGTGGGTATGAGTAAATCGTCAACATACATTCTTGGGGCTTTTGAGCCTATGATAGTAGGGTATACGAAGCCAAAACAGCATATTATGCTATCGAGCTGGGAGGCGCTAAAATAGGCTTAGAATCGAAAATAAATCAAGGCAGTTTTTGTACATGTGTTTTGGATTAGAATGCGTTAATTGCACATTTGAGGCTTTAATTGCACTGATATATATAAACTGATTGATTGGGAGGCAGGATGTGGGGAGTAGCTAAAAATGTTGGGCAAATTTGGGCAGTTTTTGGTAAGACAACTAGAGTAGACATGAAAAAGCCTAGGGCAGGAGGAGGACCCTAGGCTAAGGCTTCGTGTCAGCAGAGTGCTAAGACGAAGGAAGGACTATATAGAAAAGAACATGAGGAGATGTGTATAGGTTTACTTTATCTCTGAGTATAAAATTCCCTGCTACCCATGGGTAGAATATAACATCATCTGAGCAATTGTCAAGTACTGATTAATTTTTTAGATAATGCTTGACATTTGCATAAACTTCCTTTATCTTAATTGAGGAGGTAGTAATGAAAGTATGCAGTAAGTGTTTAATAGAAAAGCCATTAACAGAGTTTCATAAACAAAAAGGCGGAAAGGACGGCCGGCGTCCAGACTGTAAAATATGTAGAGTTGCTTCTAGCCAACAATATCGAATAAACTCTGCAGAAAGAAAAAATACGTATCGGAGGGAAAATAAAGACAAGCTAAAGGAAAATAGAAAAAAGTACTATATCCAAAACCGAGAAAGGGATAAAGCTCGCCAAAAAGAATACTACGCACAACATAAAGAACAATATATACAAAGAGCTAAAGAGTGGGTAAAAAATAATCCCGATAAAATGAAAAAGATAAAACAGGAATATAGGTGCAAGAATCGAGACAAGTTAAATAAGTACGCTCGAGACTACGCAAAGACATATATTCCCAAGAAAAAAGAAGAAGATCCAGCCTTCAGGCTCCGTCTAAATATCCGAGGCAGATTACATGCTTTTTTTAAAAATGGAAAAAGAAAACCTACAAGTATGACCTCAGTCCTCGGCTGTACCTGGCAGGAACTTCGTGACTATATCGAGCAGCAATTTGTACCCGGCATGTCCTGGGAAACCTACGGGCCTAAAGGGTGGCATATTGACCATATTAAGCCGCTGTCCTCTTTTGATCTTGCCGATCCGGAGCAGTTTAAGCAAGCCAATCATTACACCAATCTACAGCCCCTGTGGGCAGAGGATAATTACAAAAAAGGCGCAACTGTATGAGTACTTTATGTAAATTATAACTTGACAGGGGGCGGTCTAGGCATTATAATATAAGAACGTAGGAGGTACTTTGTGAGCGAGTCCAGGCAACAACGATTAAATCCATCAAAGCTTTTAGTGCTACTCATGTATGGCACATACAGCTACTTGGAAGTAACCACTGTAGATGGTGAAACGAAGAAGCTTGTGTTGGATATTGGCAAGTTTGCGAGGCTCATGCGGGTCAAGAAGATCCACATTGCAGAGTACTTAGAGTGGTTAGACGACATGAACTTCTTATCGCTAACGAATATTACTGATAAGAAGGCTACTGTACTACTAACCGTACCATTACTATTTAGGAATAATGGGTAATATGCTAGAGTTAATGCTTAATGTCAACTCAGAGATGAGAGCCTGCAAGACTAGGTTCTGGAAAGCCCTAGAGGCAAATCCTATTTGTGATCCGGATAATGTTACACTGGCAGCGGCCCTCCAGTTGACTGGTGAAAAGAAGCTGTCCGGTTGGTTTCAGAAACCTGGATTTGTCAAATGGTTTTCTGCCGGGGACGAGTATGAAATTAAACTTGGCTCGGCAAAGTATACAGCGTTAGACGCACTTTTAGATGTGCTCCAGAATCCTGCCTCACCCGCCAGTGCTAGGGTAGCGGCGGCTAAGCAGGTTATGGATCATGCAAAGAATATTGAGAAGGAAGACCCCACAGTAGAAAAGCTGTTAGATAAGATCGCCGGGGTTAATAAAGTTGAAGATTTACAGAAATATCTAAAGTAAGGTATTAAATGTTTATTGTTATTGGCGGAGTTGAAGTCCCAATTTGTTTAAAATCCAAGCGTCAGATGAAAGACGCATATGGATTGTTTCACAGAGAAGAAGAAAGTATTTACTTAGATAAAGATCAGCCGGGCCGAATCCGCCGCAAGACGCTAGTACACGAATGCATGCACGCATATCTATACATCAGCGGCTACACGGAGCTAGTTGATAGCATCGATGAGAACTTCGAGGAAGGACTATGTAGGGGGTTTGAGCAAGCAATGGCCCACCTATTTAAATTCCCCAAAGAAATCGAAGTCTGGTTAAACGAGAAAGACGCATGATATTAAGTTTACAAGAAACGCAGCTAGTCTTAAATGAATGCCCAACTGGCGCAAGCACAATCGAGAAGTGCTTTACAGTCCAGTCCTCCGGCGCGCTGCTTTCTCTGTACGTACAAGAACTCACTGGTACACTAGATGTAAACGTGTATACCTTAACTAGATCTGGCGCAGAGAAACTGATTGACACATTCCCCCAAATCAGTTCTCCGACGACAGAACTAATCCTCAGAAAGCAAGTAGAAGTACACGATCAGCTCCGCGTAGAGGTCATTACGACGGGCGCTGCTAAGTACGATATTAGGGCTAAGGGTGTTGAGGCCAGCTTAGCTTCAGTAGTAGTCCAGGGTGCAAATGACTGGAACGTAGAAAACGAAACTGTAACCACCTCACCAACCTTACTCATTCCCGCAGACTTAGAAGACCGGAATGGGCTGCAGATCCGTAATGCTAATTTCTCTGGCGTAGAGATCCTTAGGGTAGCCGAGAGCGAAGCGAAACTGTTAGCAGGCATCTATGCTTCAGTCTTACCCGGCGAGGCGCTACAGCCAGACTTAAGGGCCGGAGCAGAGATCTGGGCCGAGTCCTCTATGGGCAGCATCCGAGTAGAAATAGTGGAGGTCGGTTAATAGATGGGTAGAGTAAGTTCAACCGCTGCATCCACGCTAGGCTCAGGTGTAAGCCAGCCGTCCTTACAGAATATTAATGTCACGGCTAATGTGGAAACTACAGTAACTATCCCCGCAGGTAGCCGACTTTTCTATATAAAACATCGCACCTCAGCTAAGTTTGAGGTCCGCTATACAGCCGCAGCTACAGAATATTTCAGTAATAAAGGTGGTAATATTTACTATAGAGATAATCTAGCACCAACAATAACATACACTTTATACATAACTCCACTCAAAACTGGAGTACTCGAAGTTGAGTCTTGGTCGTAAGTCCGCTTGACTATATAGAAAAGCAACTTATATTATCTGACATAGGCTCAAAATCGACTAGAAAGGAACATGCATGAAAGATCACATTATTTTTGACACTACTGATGCTACGTCTATCGCAGACAGCGATAAGATCTTAGCCGGTCTGATTAGCACCGACGGTAGCACCCTCCTCACCGACACTGCCGGCTCTGGCGCAAACGCAGGCAAGCAAGGTCAAGACGTTTTTGTCATCAACAACGACTTTGACGTAAACCTCCAGGATGGTGCTGGAAACGACATCAGCTCAACTGGTGGTGCACTTGATGTTAACATTGCTTCTGGTACTGTTATCATCACTCCAGAAGGTATCCATTTAGAAGACGATGCTCACGCATCTGGCGACGAAGGTTCATTTAGCCTTAGCATCCGGCTCGACGACCTAACCGTTGACAACTCTGCGCTTCTTGCTGGAACTAATGGCGACTATCAAGGAACATTCACCAACGCTAAGGGTGAGCTGTATGTTAAGTCAACTGACACTGACGACCTTTTAACAACCATTGATGGCGTCATTGACAACATCTACACTGAGCAGCTTGACCAGGGTACAACTTTAGATAACATTGACACTAATATCACTAACTTAGACAGTACATTAACTGGCCTAAGTAAAGCAGAAGATAGTGCTCATGTGTCTGGTGACAACGGTGTTATGGGACTAGCGGTTCGTAACGACACTTTAGCCAGTCTTGTTGACACTGATGGCGACTACGCTCCACTTCAGGTTAACGCTGATGGTGCTTTATACGTTGCAGTCGAGGGTGGTATCACTACTTCTGATGCAGCGCTAGCTAACACTGCTATTGCTAACGCGGTTAACACCCTAGCTGTCGCAAACACTGCAGAAGATATTGTAGCATCCCCACTAGCTAACCGTAAGTACTTGTTCACTTACAACAACGATAATCGTAAAATCTTTGTTGGAGCAACTGGCGTAACTGCTGCTAATGGATTTCCTGTAAACTCTGGTTCTTATCTGGAATTACGAGCTGGCGCAGCTATCGATATCGAGTGGGTATCTGATAAAGCTGGTCACGACATCCGTACTTTAGAGCTGGCATAGGGTTTTAAATCATGGCTGATACTTGTACTAAGTGCGGAATACAATACGAAAAAGATTCCAAGAAAGGGCGTTGGTGTAGCCCTTGTAAATCTGAGTATCGACGTAGATGGTACAGGCTTAATGCCGAAAAAGAGCGGGCCCGAGTTCAGAAATATAGAAAAGATAATCCTCAAAAAATTCAGGAGTATCGAAATAAAAATAAGGACCGGGCGTCCGCTTATCAAAAACAGTGGTATCAGGATAATAAAGAAAAGCGACTTCAACAAACATCAAAATGGAAAAAGGCAAATCGTGAGCTAGTCAGAAGTTACACGGCCAAATATAAGGCCGCCCAACTAAAGGCGACTCCAAGTTGGGCAGATGTCGAGGCTATTAAGGAATTTTACCGAAACTGCCCTCCTGGATATGAGGTTGACCATATTCATCCTCTTCAGGGAAAAACAATATGCGGGTTACATGTCCTTGAAAATTTACAATATTTAACGGTCTCGGAAAATAGAAAAAAATATTGTTCTTTTAAAAGCTAATTTAAGGTTGACACAGCTTAGCGGCTGTGTTACCCTTTCCTTAGGTTTTACTTAAGGAGGACTTTATGAGTTTTGCAGAATTAAAAGCTAAATCATTCGAAGACAAAGATGTTGAGCAGTTTACTAAACTACTGAACATGATGCATTCTAAAATTAGCGACTTAGATGGTAAAGAAGCGTTTGAGTATTTTAAGCTAATGCAGTGGGCTCAGCAGGTAGCTCTGCCTAAAATAAAAGAGCATGTTGTCGGAGAACCAAAGGTTCACGAGATACAAGAAGAAAGTAAATAATGATACTACCAATAGACGGACCAGCTAACACGTTTCAGCTTAATGTTACAACCTCTGCAGTTGAGCTGAAGCAAGGCGCGTCTGTCTTATCTGAAAGAAAATATGTATTAATCCAGCCACTTGATGGCGATGTTTACTGGGGCTACACTTCTGGTGTAACAGCCGCAGACGGACATCGGGTCAGAGAAGGCGGATTCTTTCCAATACCAGCAGCCGAAAGACTGCCAGTATATATAGTGAGTGCATCTGGAACAGTAGATGTACGTGTAAGTGAGGTTGCTTAATGTTTGCATCTCTATTAGAATTTTTAAGATTAAAAGGGGCTACAGACGGAACCTCGATAGGTAATACTGGAGATAGGTTGAAGGTCGATGCTCAGATTACTAGCTCCGCAGGTGGTATTCTGAGCTGGGATACTGATGTACGTTACGAAGATCTAAACACATCTGTAGGGGGGATCGCTCGAGGGACTAGTGTCGGTTCTTCCTTTACCGACGTGTATAATCAAACAGGCTCGGGCTACTTGACTGGCTTTTTAATAACATTAGAAAGTGCTTTTGATAAGTGGGAGATTAGATTAACGGTTGACTCTAATGTTATATTCACAATAAACACTGACGACATAGAAAACGCAAATATCTATGGATTTGACAAGGGCGGTGACGACGACCTACGGACTGTTCTCGGTTTCTCAATACACAGCAATACCCTACGCTGGACTCCTCCGCTCAAAAACCCAGTCAGTTATGCGACCTCTATTCAGTTAGAGATTAGATATGTAAAGGGTGGAAGTAAGAAATTTAGAGCAGGATTATTAGCGAGAACGGTATGATAAAACTCAACTGGACGAGTCTTAAAGACTTTTTAGATAACAGATCACTAACGGCACAGTATACCGAAGATGCAAACAAGTATTACATCCAAGCTATTGATGGACCTTTTACAGTATTTGCAGAAGTAGATAAAGACCCGTCCGATCTTACAGACCTTAACGACTGGGAAACCAATTATAAGCCACTGGCAAACTCCAGTTATACTGACAGCAATGGTATCCCACTACAACGTACTAAAATTACACGTACAGGCTGGCATTATCAGGCCCACTCAATAGAGCTGACTACATCTAAGCTAGCGAGTGTTTATAACTCGAACATCGCAGGTACAGATCTAGGGTACACTTCTATGAAGTTTTACAATAGTTCTAACGTCGAGTTAACTGCAGGAACGCAGACTGAGCTAGACACGGATTGTGTTAAAACGGTTGTTAGCTGGGAGCCTTCTCACGATGTTGAGGTTTTAGGTGGGGTTATTTTTCAGAGTACGGCGCCAACGTCTGATACTCGTTTGTGGGTTATGGCAGTTCCCGACATTCCCGCATTCATGGGCGGGTCTGTTCCTTTCTTAGATGGTGGTATTAACTTGCGCTACATGGGCACCGGACAGGTCTTTGATATCGATGGACGTACCCCTAAGCTTATGCCCCACAATGCGAATAACCATACTAACAAGTTCCATCTAACCCTAACTCACCCAGCCGGCTCACAGCATTCGATTATGTTTGTGGCTAAGGTATTCCGCGAGGCCAAATGAGAGAAATATACATAGAGTTTACACGGCCTAAAAACAAACTATTTCCATTCTTTAGCTGGGCCATCCGCGCGGTTGAGGGGACTTCGTATTCACATGTTAGACTATACTGGACAACTAGCTGGAAGACTGGGACAGTCTATGAGGCTAGTGGTACTACTGTTAAGTTTAAGGGTGATCTTGCTATTAAAGAGTCACCAGTGGATATTATGCACTCCTACAAAGTAGAACTTAACGATATACAATATCGTCAGCTGCTCAAACTTTGCATGGACAATGCGGGTGTGAACTATGGCTATAAGCAGATCTTTGGTATTCTGTTAGTTAAGGTCTTTGGTTTAAAGAAAAACCCACTAAGCCAGGGCCGCAAATCCCAAGTCTGTTCAGAAGTTGTAGGTAGATTCTTACAAGAAATTCTTAATGTAGGCCACAGCTTAAATTTAGATACCGCTGGGCCAAAAGATATACAATTAACGCTAGAAGAGAACCCAAATATTTGGAGAAAAAATTAATGACAGTTAGAGCTAAACGATACGAACTAACCGCTGGTAATGTTCGTCAGATTAAGATCATCGACATCGAAGCACCCATCCGCTTTGAGGTTGTGTCTGGAGCATTCAACTATGAAGTACTCTTGGAAGATGAGGTTATTGTTTCGTCGACTGCTGTTGCTTCTGGTGTTCTTGCAGCCCCAGGTGGCGCTTGGGGATCTGAGATCAGAATTACGTGTGCAACTGCAGGGACACTTTTGGTAGCGCACATCGGCTAAAGCGTATAAGTATGACAATCTCAACTAAAGATTTATTAAAAGCTGCAGCAGCTGCGAAGCTTAAGACTTTACAGTTGCAGTTATGCTTTGATCCAAACTACGAAGACTCTAGGCCAACCGAAGCTCAAGAAGCATTCTTTAAGGATGCAGGTAAGGTTAAGTTTAGGTATTTGATTGGTGGTAACGGGTCTGGTAAATCGGCGGTTGGTGGGCGCGAGCTAGCGTGGATAGTCCAAGACAAACACCCATACTGGAAGATGCCAGAAGACTGGAAGAAACGTCCACTGCAGATCTTAGTCATTGGCAAGTCTAGAAACATTCTGCATCACGAACTTTGGGCTAAAAAGATTAAACCATTCTTTGGGCCAACCGACTGGAAAGAATCTGTGGTTGGTGGCTCACTGCAAAGCGCAACACATAAAACAGATGGACATAAGATTATATTCTTGACTCACTCCGATGGTAGTCAAAAGGCTATCGATAACCTCCAGGCTTACGATGCTGACGTAGTATGGCTCGACGAGATGCCAGCCAAGCAGGCGGTACTCGAAGAAACCCAGCGTAGGGCTCGTAGGCCGAACACGCTCTGGTTTGCAACCTTTACTCCGAAAGCTGTGAATGTAAAGATCCGTAAGCTAGTCGATGCCGCTAAAGAACCTATAGCAAAACGCTATAGAATGAGCAGACTAGACGTACCTGGAGTAGATAAGCTTAAAGAACTTGCGGGCTTAGAAGGTCTGACTAACGCACAAAAGGCCACGATCCTTTATGGTGACTGGGCTGTGGGTGATGAACATGTTTATAGCGTCGACATGGACACGATGATATGTCGATTACCTACAGATTATTCGACAAGTTGGCGACATGTAGAGTCTGTCGATCCTGGCTCAAACCGGGGTGGATTGACGGTTTGGGCCGAGGAACCTAAGACTAAGGTTTGGTATTGTGTAAAAGCAGAGTACATTGATAACCTCAGAGACCCAGTCGCATTCTATGATTATTGTCAGAACGCCACTGCTAAATACAACATCGTCCGAAGGATATGTGATCCCGCAGCGACACCGCACATTGGACACGCGGCGGCTAGGGAGTGCTCCCCGCCATACATCGTACCCTACGCAAAGAACCAGGGCCGGAAGGAAGAGATGATAAAGAACTTCCAAAAGCAGCTGTCTGGTGGTAAACTGAGGATCGTAGAAGAAAGCTGTCCAGAACTAATCGACGAGCTTAACAACATGCAGCGTAATGCTAACGATAAGATAATTAATTCACACGCTTACCACTTAACGGATACGTGCCATTATTTTGCTGACTTAGTACCAGAGCCGGTCGAGGACATCTCCTCAATGAGTCGCGATGAGTGGATTCTTAAGCAGGACAATAAGCGCAGGGCTGCGGAAGCTAAAGAGTACGATCAAAAGAATAAAAAGAAAAGCAAACAGCAAGTTCATAAAATCATAATGAATCTACATAGGGGCAGACGATGGCGCTAGTTGACACACTTGCAGTTCTCTTACTGCTACAAGTAACCTTAATCCCCATAATAGGTGGATTTTATTTGGGTATCCGAAACGAACGAATTAAGAATCAACGCCTATTCTATCGATCACTAGAAGTGGTCAAGAGGCAGAGGAGACCATATGCATAAAGGATTAAAGCTCTCGATTAATCTTGAGATGCCACAAGAGCCAGAGTATAAACCAGACGTTATCTCTAAGATGGAAGACTGCATGGAGCGAGTCGAGTTTGGCGACGATCAGGGTGCGTACGAGTACTTACGAAGGCTGCTGAACTGCTCCTCGAAGTGCCACAAGATGGGCAAGCGCAGCGAAAAACTTCACAAAGTTCTTGGCATACTAACTCCATTTATGTTAAAATACGGGCTAGAAGATATTAAAGGCTTAGAGCTAGTCGATGGCTATGCTACTAACCCTGACTATAATGAGGACGCTAACGATGAGTAAGAAGATTGTAGCTTGGGATAACCAGACAGCCCAAAAAGAGCTAGCTAAAAGACTGAGAGAAGCCGATGAGTTTAGAAGTCGTTTTACCGCATTCTGGGAACAAAATGAACAGCTTATGTTTGACGCTGAAGGTCAGCTCAACACTAGCTCAATTAACTCACATCCAGAGTTTGGCACGTACAGGGAGTCCTCATCGCTGGATTCTGCGCAGGTTAACCAGAACTCTGCATACGCATTCAGGAATCTCAACTTCATACACTCCCAAATGTCAGCCAGCCCTCCATCAGTTATCGCTGAACCGACCACCTCAGACCCAGACGATAGGCTTGCCGCGCTAGCCGCGGACCGATTAGTAGATCATGGGCGTACTACCTACGATCTTGCCGGAAGGATAGATGCTTTAACTTTAAATACCCTAGTTTATGGTACAGGGTATTTCAAGATTGTTTGGGATTCTGGGCAAGGCGAGATCATAGACGTGGACGAGGCTGGTAATTTACAGCTAGAGGGCGATATTAGTATACGCATACCCTCCGTTTGGAACATGTATATCGACCAGCACGCGGACGAGCGTAAAAATATCCGTTATATGTTCGAGCGAATCTACATGGAACTGTCCCACGCGCAGGCTAAATGGCCCGAATATGCTGACATCCTAGAAAGATCAGCCGCAAAGAATTCTGGGAACCCAACACACACTAGTACATTGTCTGACGATAAACCAGGACGTGAGGTAGAGATCTATGAATACTGGGAAAAAGGCTTACCTGAAAACGGATATGACGGTAGGCACTGCCTCTGTCTTAAAGATGGCACAATTCTTGGAGAGATCAAGCCAAATCCACACCGATTCCTCGCAGCTGAAACTGTCAGAAAGATTAAAGAGAAGTATGGCGATATGGGCGAAGCTATTGTCGCAGCCAAGCTAGAATTAATACCACAAAAAGCGGAGCTACCCTACCATATACTTACTCATGTGGACGTACCCCAGATAATCTATGGTAAATCTGTACTCGATTACGTGGGCCCAATCCAGAATAACCTAAATAGACTGATGCTGACTGTACTAGACAACGCAGCCGCGCATGGTGCTGCACGATTAGTCCTACCCGCGGGCTCTGAGGTAGCAGATGACTCGATTGTTAACACATCCTTCCAGATCATCAAGGTTTCCGGCCAGGCTGGGCCATACCCCATCCAGATGCCCACCCTACTTGGCGACTTGGGTCCGCTTATGGACAGAGAAAAGCAGCAGATCGACGACATCATGGGCGTGAACGACTCTCAGTTTGGTACGATGCAGCGTGAAACCTCGAATGCGGCGCTTCAGTCCGCAGCCGCCCAAGGATCTATGATTCGGCGCAACTTGTTTAACAAATATGGGAAGGTCGTAGAGGATATCTACAGACAATACTTGAAGCTCGTACGTAAGCACATCGATATAGACCGGCTATACCACATCATAGGTAAAGAACACCCCCTAGAAGCACTTGAGGTTAAGACAATAGATTTAGATGGTGGATATGACATTAAGGTTTCTTATGGTAGCTCTATGTCGCTAGATCCGCTCACTAGGCGCGGTGAGATTATGCAGCTCATGCCATTCTTCAAAGAGACTGGAGTTCCTCAGAGCACAATCGTGGACATGCTACAGTTAAATGAACTCCGCGGCCTATATGATAAGAATAGGGTAGCCAAAGAAAGACAAATGGAGATTTTTGATGAGATGATCGAGAGTTTGGTTTATACCCCACCAGAACCAAACCAAGATCATACCGGTATGCTAGCAGCAGCTTTGGAGTATGTGATGACTAGGGAATACTTTGATTTGCCTCCAGAGGCTAAAGTCCTAATCAGCCAGCATATCGAAGAGCGTAAACAGATGGGTGCATCCGAGCAGACGACTGGTCAGGCAGCTCCAGGTGGCATGCCTCCGGTCGGTGGGCTACCCCCAGCTGGTGCACCACCGCTCCCAATAGCTTAATTATATAGAAACCCTTGACAGGGCCTACACTTAGTATTATAATGTAACTACTACCCCCACATCCTGCCGACCTTTTGGTCGGTTTGGTGGAGGTTTATGCGTATTTGGTACACTTACAATTCAGTAAGTTCATCACATAAGCTTATAAAGGAGCAAGATTATGAGTGAAACAGGAAACAGTCCGGTACCCAGCAGTGAATCAATCTTCGCCGAAGCTTTCGCAGCAGCGAGCGGAGGAGCTGAGCCGGTTGCACCAGAAACCAATGTAGAGTCTGCGGATCTTCAGGACACTTCGGTAGAAGAAACTTCTGGATTTGAAACAGAACAAGCAGAGGCGGACGGTATAGAAAGTGAGTCAGACAGCTCAGACCAGTCTTCAGAAGACGTTGAGACACCAGATGAGAACTCTGGTCTTTCAGAAAGCGTTAAGGAGATCACGGTTAAGGGCAAGGATGGCAAGCGTAGAAATATAAAGGTTGATTTTTCTGACACAGAGCGTATGACTAAATACGTGCAAAAAGCTGCAAACGCAGTAAGATTACAGTCAGAGAGGGATGCACTGCAGGCTCAAGTAGCAAAGCTAAACGAGACGCAAACTGCGATGGAAAACCTTCAAAGCATCGTGGACACTCGAGGATTCGAGGGGCTCATCGATCATTTGAATTCAGAGCAGGGCGGGTTTAAGGCTTGGATGGACCAGAAGATGGCCAGACAAGAGCAACGTTTGCATGCTACAGACGATGAGTTAGCGCGGCTAGATGCAGAAGATAAGGCTGCAGACCTCCAGAGACGATTAGATCTTTACGAAAAACAGCAGCAAGAACGTGAAGAAAGAATTAACGCAGAAAGCAGTCAGGCAGCACTAGACAAGCTACAGTCTGAAGTTAACCCAATCTACTTCAAGTACACCTTCGACGGTAAACTCGGAGATTCGGTTGCGGAACAGAAGCACAACAAAGCAATGTTTAGGGAAGTAACGGAAACGTTAGACGAGTTGGCTGAAAGTGGTGTAAAGATTACTCCAGCAGTTATCGAACGAGAGTTCAAACTGTACGCGACCCCACTACTAAAAGGTGTGAATCGCAGAGTAAGGCAAAACACTAAGAAAGCTTTGGATAAGAAGAAAGTCGAAGCTACTGCAAATGCACAGCAGCAAGCTAGACAAGGTTACTCAAACGACTCACTAGATAAGGCTATGGAGTCAAAGAATTGGACACAATCAATAGCTGACCTTTGGGTAAAGGGCAAACTGAAGTAGACGGGACGCAATTTGCGACGCTACGCTCAGCAAGCTAAGCAAACTAAAGCAAGCTAAAGTAAACACAACAAAAGGTAAACAATAATGGTTCCACAGCGAAGCTGTTCCATGGAGCCGTAAACGAAAGGCACACTAATGGCAATACGCCGGTGCAATCACTGTCAGACGGACCATCCTCTTACAAAAGAGTATTGGTATTCTGTCAACACTATGCCCCAGTGTAAAGTCTATAAAACTGACCAACGCCGCAGAAAGCAGGCTGATCCGGAATGGCAAGCTAACCGTCTTAAGACTTTAAAGGCTTATCAAGAACTTAATCGAGAAAAAGTAAATCAGTGGCGGCGAGACTACTATGCTCGCAATACTGAAGCAGTCATTCAACGCAATGCAGACTATGCAAAGCGCCGAAAGCAAACTGACGTAAGTTTTAAGCTAAGCTGCTACTTACGATCTCGAGTAAACTCGGCCCTTAAAACAAACAAAAAGACAGGCTCGGCTATTAAAGACTTGGGGTGTACTCTTCAAGAACTTAAGGCACACCTTGAGGCACAGTTTACAGAAGGCATGTCTTGGGACACCTACGGTCGACATGGTTGGCATGTAGATCACATTCTACCTCTTTCATCTTTTGACTTAACTGATGTCGTTCAATTCAAAAAAGCAGTTCATTACACAAATCTTCAACCATTGTGGTGTGAAGATAACTATCAAAAATCCAACAAGATTATAGGACAGACCTCATGATTAACAACATTTCAGATTTAGACTTAGGTACATTCCTTCAGATCATCTACTCTAAAGGAATCTTTCATCAGACTTCTCGTGACTACAGCGACTTCGACATGATCAAAATGAACAATGTCAAGATTGCTCCAGGACGACAGTATGACTTTCAGTTGAGCACTAGTTTGGCTCCAGCGTCAACTCAGCGACGTAACCCTGGTGTTTCTGACCGACCATTCCCAAAAGGATTCAGGATCGCTCACCAAGAATACACTGCTATCTTCAAAGAAATCCAGACTACTATCGAAGTAGACGGAAACCTTTTAGCTCGTGCTTCTGAGACTCCTCAGAAATATGCTGAGCTTTGGGCTACTCAAGCTGAGCTTTCTTTAGACGGCGCTCGTAGGACTATGGCTTCTGAGATCTACAGAGACGGAACTGGCGCTTTAGGTCATGTTTCTGTTCAGGCTACTCCTGCTTCTGGACGAATCACTGTTCAGTTGGAAAACGACCGATCTGCTACTAACAAGCTTTCTTATGCTGGTTGGTTTGAAGCTGACGACATCATCCTTCCACTTAACAGGGACGGATCAACTGCTTCAACTCTTGCTGGTGCTACTTACTTGCAGGTTGTTGAAATTGACGAACTTGCTAACACTGTTCTTTTCAAAGGACTTGATGCTAACTTCGCTGAAGTTGCAATCACAACTGCTCCTGATGCTAACGAAGTATTCTACCGCTTCGATCAGCAGGTATTCCCTGACCTCGACAGTACTTTTGATTACGGCAGCGTTTCTACTCCAATCACTGGATACGAAGCACTAGCTGCTGCTGACGGACGAACTGTTCACGGAATGGACCTAGAAGGTGTTCTTGCTGGATCTCAGGTTGACGCTTTAGGTTCTTCTATCGACGTTAAATTCATCGAGCAAGCTCTTAACAAAGCTAAGCGACGTGTTGGACCAACTCGTTATAACTGGAAAAAGATGTGTACTTCCTATCAGACTCGTTCAGCTTTGATTGAAAGCAAAGAGACTGACAGAAGATTCGTATCTGTTAAAGACAACGATCGTGGTTCTGCAGAATTCAACTACATCCATGGCGAAACTCAGCTTCGACTAGGATCTTCTGAGTACTGCCCAGAAGACGTAATCTGGATGCTTCCTGAAGTAAGAAGCTCTGGCGAAAAAGTTATGGAATATGTTGGTGACGAAATGAAAGTAGCTAAGTACGGCAACATGGCTGACTTCCACTTGAAGATCTCTTCAGGTCAGTACGTAGACTCTGTACAGCAGTTCATGAGAGGTGTTAACCTTCTTCTTTGTAAGCACCCAGCTGCTATCGCTTCTATCGTAAACTTCAAGAACCAGTAAGATTGATAGACAATGTGTAGGGCTGTCGGGTTTATACTTGACATGCCCTCTCTTTTCTTCTATACTCTTATTGTGTTTTTGAACCAATATTATTAAAGGAATTATAAAATGCCTCAAGCTAAATCATTAACAGCTCCAGGTAAGATTGCAACTAATAAAGAATCATCAAGCTCTGCTAGCCAGCTCTCACACTTTGGTGTTAGGGTTTCTAAGTTTACACACCGTGTAAGTGCTGACACTGCTGCTGACTTCTTGTCTAACATCGATCTTCCTTCAAGCAGTGTTGTTCTTTCAGTATCATTTGAAGTATCCGAAGCATATAACGGAACTGCAGTAACTGTAGACGTTGAGTGTGGTGGATCTACTTTGCTAGCTGCACCAATCAGTGCTGCGGCTACTACGAAGCATCATGAAGTACTAAGTACTGGCGCTCAGACTTTCTCTGGTGAGCTTGGACTTAACTTCAACGCTGTAGACTCAACTGAAGGTGAAATCACTGTTGCCGTTGCTCACATCGACCTTTCTGAATTAAGCTAATAGGTTTACCCTCTGATGGGTAAGCTTATTCTATTTAGAAGGAATATCGATGGCAGGTGTAACGCGTAACTTAAAGCTCAGACTAGCAGACGACCTGACTGCGGATGCAAGATTCAATCTGGAAAGAATCGACCAGCTCGGTTCTGTATTCCCAATTGATAATACTGCGACTCAGGTAATCAACTCGTCCTCATCTATACGCTTGAATGCGAATGCTACAAGCTTAGGTGGGGATGGTAATGGATTAGTCTTTGCACCAAACCTGCAATTATCATCTACTCTTAAATTCGAGTCTGGACCATACGAGCTAACCCTCCAGCCGGGCTCACTAACCGCTGACACTACTTTTACTCTACCACCGAATGCGGGTACTGCCGGACAGTTTTTAATCACTGATGGGGCAGGCACTTTGTCATTCGGAGACGCCCCAACTGAAAACTTTTCATCTCTAAACGATACGACTTTCACTAACCTAACGGCTGGCCAGATTGCACAGTACGATGGTACACGTTGGGTTAATGCAAATATAAGCGCGACTAGGCAGACTGGAGTCTTCCAGTGGAATCCCGCTGAGGGGAATACGAAGCTGATTACACATAACTTTAGTTCGACTTTCATCCAGGTCTGGATTTATGAACCTGGCTGTAAGTCACAAGTTATGATTGAGACTATTGACTATCCGGATTCCGACACTATACTACTAACAGCTCACAGCGCGCCAGAATCAACTTACGATGTACACCTGATACAGACCATTTAACGTATGGTTACACTCTAGGTTTATTAGAGCTAACTATCATTTATTTTATTGGAGAACACTATGGCATTACCCGGATCAAAATGGAACGGTAATATTCGACTCTTGGGCAACATCTGGTCCTCAGAGTCAACTAACCAGCAGAAAGTCATCGACATTCAAACCGATGCAACTCTCGACCCAGGCGCTTCACCGACCACTGGTGATCGTTATATCATCGAGAACTCCGCTGCTCTTAATGCTAACTTCGGCTCTATCGCTGGAATTGGTGACGATGACATCGTAGAGTACGACGGTACTAACTTCGTTGTTGTTTGGGATGCGTCCGTGCAGGGTGCTGGTGCTTGTGCTTACGACTTAGACTCAAGTACTGAGTACTGCTACAATGGATCTGAGTGGTCTACCGCTGCTAGCCCATCTGGTGGTGACGGTATCACATTTAATGGCGGATCCAACCGCTATGATCTTGACCTCTCTAACACTGACCCAGGACTCGAGCTTACTGCATCTGATGGTACTGGTGAACTTCGCTTAAGCTCTCAGGGCAATGGTATCGCTGGTGGTGCTGGATCACTGCTAAGTGTTGATCCTGCTGATGAAGTTGCTGGCTCTAGGGCAGCTGTCTACATCGGAGCTGATGGTGTTGGTATCGATCTAGATAATACCACTATCGAGCACTCTAGTTCTACGCTTCAGCTTAAAGACGCTGGGGTAAGCTCTGCTAAGCTTGCTGACGACTCTGTAACCGCCGCTAAGCTTAATGCTGACACCGCTGGTTTAGGTCTTACTCAAGCCGCAGGAGGCGAACTTGATGTCAATGTTGACGATACAACCGTTGAGATCTCTACAGACACACTTCAGGTTAAAGATGCTGGAATTAGTACTGCTAAATTGGCAGACGATTCCGTCAGCGCTGCGAAGCTTAATTCAGATACTGCTGGCCTTGGTCTAAGTCAGGCTGCTGGTGGTGAGCTAGATGTTAACGTAGATGATGCTTCCATCGAAATCAACGTTGATACTCTTAGAGTTAAAGCTTCTGGTATCGGATCTACTGAGCTTGCAGACGACGCTGTAACTTCCGCTAAGCTTGCAACCGATTCTGTAGGTGACGATGCGATCAACTACTCTGACATCAAGATGCGATCCGCTGCTGCAACCGATCCGTTCACTGCTAGTTTGACTAGGACTTTCACTCACAACTGGTCTACCACTGACGTACTCGTTGAGGTTATCGACTCTGTGACTGGTGAGACTTGCTACGTAGAATCTGTTATCAGAACTTCTAACGCTGTGGCTATCACTCTAAACCAGACTCCAACTAACAGCTTGAGAATCTTGCTAAGAGAAGTCAAAGCAGACCAAACTACTCTTGTAGTTAGCTAAAAAACCTATCGATACCCCTGAATAGGGGTTGACATAGGTCCCATCTAATGTTATATTAACACTATCAGCCTATGCTGTGTAGTGTGTTTCTATATAGGATCTCTAATGAAGATTTTAGCCACAATACGCGAATTCAGTTCGATCATTTTTAACAAGCCTAATGGTAATGACATTGAGCTTCGACCTGAATCTGCAGCTGGCGATAGTACTGCTAATCAAGAGCTTATCCTCCCAGACTTGGGTGATGGAGCAAGCGGCACTCCTAACTCTGACACCTTCGCACTTTTAGCCGCATCTCAAGTACTACTTAATAAAGAACTAACTACCCCTATTTTTAATGGCGGGCTAGCTCTAACCGCTACCTCTACAGAGCTAAATCAGCTGGACGATGTAAGTGTAGGCGGAACCTTATCTGGCGATATTGTCACAATCGATGGCAGCCAAGAGCTTACAAATAAAACCCTAACCACTCCGCTAGTTAACGAAGCGGTTGCTCTGACTGCGACGGCCACTGAATTAAACCAGCTTGATGATGTAAGTGTAGGCGGCACAGGTGCCGGGGACATCATTACTACAGACGCTATACAGACCCTATCCAACAAAACACTTGATGGACTCGCGCTGCTTGATGCAGACGACAGCCACGTATACTCCTTCAGCCCTGGCAATTTAACTCAGAGCCGATCCGTATTCCTACCTGTTCTAGGAGCTAACGATACTTTCGTGTTTGAAGCTCACACACAGACTTTGACTAACAAGACACTAACTTCTCCAATAGTTAACGAACTAGTAGAGACAGGTACAAGCGACGTATATAGTTTACCTAATATTTCAGGTAGTGACACACTAGTGTCTCGGGACTCTTCAGATACTCTGCAAAACAAAACTATTAGCGGTAGTAATAACACTTTTAGTAATATCGGGAACACAGCATTACTTGCAGGTATTGACGCACTTAAGATTGCTGATGGCTCAGTAGACAATTCTGAATACCAAAAGCTAAACACTGTGGGTACAGACGCGGCTGGAGAGATCGTAAGCACAGACGCGACGCAAACTCTTTTGAATAAGACTATTTCTGGACTTAAGTATGACGAAGCGGACGTAGCTCTCGCAAATAGTATTGCTAAAAATGCTGCAACTATCATGCATTTGACTGGCGCGGCTACTGACCTCCAAACAATGACTGGCGGAGCAGATGGTGATGTTAGAGTTTTAGTCAACGAGACTGGCTCGACATACACAATAAAAGAAAACTTTGGTGCAGGCGGCTTTCATACTGGCACTGGTGCAGACTTAGACATTCTAGCGAATGGTTCTGTACAGGTTATCTATGAAGCATCTGTAGATAGATGGCGAACAATTGGTGGATCTGGTGGGTCTGGCGGTGGACTAGTCTTAGCGACAGTTAACTCAGCCATTACTGCATCCGCAAATCTCCATTATTTAGTAGACAGCTCTGGTGGTGCATTCACAATCACTCTACCCGCGGGTGGGGCTGGTGATGTTATCCGCTTCTCAGACGATAGCCAGACTTGGCATACAGACAATGTAACCCTTCAGCCGGATAGTATTTCTGAAAAGATAGATGGTGAAGATTGCTTAATCCTAGATGTTCAGGGTACTTGGGTCCAGCTTATGTGGAATGGGACGGAATGGGTACAGGATGATTCAATAGTACCCACACTCACTGATTTAACTGGGCCACTAACCACTAACAGTACTATCGAATCTATGGCAATACGAAGTAATAGCATCACTGACCAAAACGGAACTGGCGCACCAGACTTTCCTAATGGTATTAGTTTATCAGGCACCGATACCGCAATCATCTCAGGCTCTTGGACTCCTGTAGCTACAGGCGGTACCAATGTTACTACTGGAAATTTAACTGCTGAGGCCGGTTTCTACACACAAGTTGGTAATGTTGTGACTGCTACACTGAATTTAACTATCGATACTACTTCAACTGGTACTACAGACTTTACGGTTACACTGCCCGTAGCACGAACTGCTGGAAACTTTACATCTACAGCCCAAGCAATTGGTACAGGCTCTCAGTTTATTTCTGATTCGATTCGAGTTTTAGCAACTAGTGGCGCACAAACTATTACTTGTGGATACTCAGCGTCTTCTGCAAGTGCTCAAAATACCACTATTGTTTTTCAATATAGTCTAGTAAATTAAGCTAGGATAACTAATGTCTTCAAATAGATTATCAGATAAAAACAAACAAATAACCTTTGTACCATCCCCACAGTCCCCTGACGTTGCGGGGTTTATTAAGGAAACCGCAGACGATGTTGTACCCGAAGGATGGTTAGAGTGTAATGGGCAGACTGTCCCAGAGGCGGACTACCCAGAACTATTCGCAAAAATTGGCACAACCTATAATACTGGCGGAGAGCCTGTTGGTGAGTTTAGATTACCTGGGGGTAGTCAGTTAAATAACGCGGTGGTTACAGGTACACTAGATGTCTCGGACAATGTAGCCGTTGATACGGATGCTTTTGTTGTAGATGCAACTAATTCTCGAATTGGTATTAATGAGGACTCTCCACAATCGCCAGTCCATGTCACTAGTGGAGGTCCAGACCTTTTAATTCGGGTGGAAAACTCTGTGGGTAACATTATTGGCGGGCATGCAGAGAGCGCGACTAATGATGGCGTATATACGGTTAGAGACTCAACCGGCTCAACTAGGGTTAATCTTTCTGGTGATACATCCCAGGCTAACTATTTGTTAAACTCTACAGGGATTGGTAAGACCAGCCCTAGCTATAGATTAGATGTTAATCAAAATGCTAGTGATGTATACGTAGCTCGGTTTGAGCAAGACAATACTACAGGTTTTGGAGTATTAATTGATGGGGCTTCTACAGACGCTAGTGACCCTCTCCTTAAAGTAGACAATGGGGGCGGAACTGTCTTTGAGGTTACAGGAGATGGAAATGCGCAAGCAAGTAATAGCTTTAGTATTTTAAATAATTTAATTGGGGCTAGGACAGCTTTTCACAGTAGCTTCTTTGCAGGAGTCACTACCGTATCTTTTACAGGACTACCTTTTGCCCCCGTTTCACAGCATGTACACAGAACTGCTTGGGTGTTTATGGGAGGTGCTCGTGCAGATATTGGTACACCAACTGTAGACTTGTTTGCGATTAACTTAAGGGCGGTAAATAGTGGTAACTACACCGCTACATTAACTACAATAGCAGGGTCACCAAGTATTGCTGTGACTGCTTCAACTACAAGTACCTGTACCGTACAGATTACCCCAACCCAGTCGTCAGCAAGTGGGGATTACGCGGTCCTATTAGTTGGTGGCTCAAGTGGTCGTATATCTGGATTTACACCATAAAGGAGCTTAAATGTCAAATAAAACTATTATAAAAGCATACTCCGATAAAGCAGGCCCTAGCTTTGGTGTTGAGGGTGGAAGTATTGTCACTTCTGAGAACCCTATCACTGATAACCGATTGGTTAAAGGTGACACAAGTAGTACAGGAATCCAAGAGTCTGGGATAACTGTCTCTGATAATAACGACTTGTCTGGTCTTGTACTAGAAACTTACGTGTCTGAGCCTGCTGCTGATTTCACTATTACTTCTGGTAACACAGGCTTTCACCCAAGAATGGATATAGGTTCTGGACGCACACTTACTATCGACAGTGGTGCAGCATTCCACACTATGAGCACATTAACCAATGACGGAACGTTAGTAAATAACGGAACACTTTACATAGGATAAGATAAGAATGGCTAACTATACAACTGGTTCTGGAAACCATACGTTTGACGCACAGGTGCAAACCGACAACATCACCAATGAAGCTGGTAGTGGATTGCCGACGCTTAATGGCACTAGCCCTGAGTTTAAGTGGCAATCTAAAGTATTAAGCGCAAACGTCACGACAACTACCGCCACGATTAGTGATTTAACCTTTAATGGCCTAACTACAGGGAAAACATATAGGGCTCAGATTACGTTTAATGTTAACTCTGTGGGCGGCTCTACAGACGACGCAACTGTAACAATAGACCATAATGGGTCAGTTTTAGCCACTTGTGGTGTAATAAATGTAATTGCAGGCAAATCCCGTACATATACAATCTCTGCATTGTTTGAAGCAAGCGCATCTTCTGTGACTTTTGGGGCTGTAATTGTAGGAAGTTCGCAGATTCTTGGTAATAATACAAGGACCGCTAACGGAACCTGGGTAGAACTACAAGAGTTTCCATACGCAGACGAAACTACTGACTTTACCTAATGCTTTAGGGCAGACCAATGTCCAAGATAATCACTAAGATTGTTCATGCTGCATCGATTAAACATAATAAACAGTTTAAGAAACTAGTAGAGCAAGAAGCTAAAGTAGAAGCAGAAATCTTAGACTTAGAACTAAAGTTAGCCACACTGCAACAGGCTAAATATAAAATAGAAAAAGAGATTGCAGAACTAGAAAGAAAGATCATAGAGTCTTTAATATGAACCACGATGAACTACTAGAAAAACTAGAGCAACGATTCGATAAACTTGATGAAAAGCTTGACGAACATGTAGAACGTGTGGCAAAATTAGAGACTGATGTAAGTTGGCTAAGCGGTTCACTAAAGACTAGCTTAGGATTTATATTAAGTTTAACTGTCGGATTAATAACCACTTTCTTACGCACAATAAAGGGTGAGTAAAATGAAAAAGTACTCTGAGCTTAAAGCTCCTAAAAACGAAATGCCAGAAGACGAGATGGAAATGGACATGATGTCTGATTTAGGGTTCGAGGACGAGCTAGAAGAAGAATCAATGTCTGATCTTTCTGCTATCTCTGATGATGAGCTTATGGCTGAAATGAAGTCTCGTGGCTTAATGGGCGATGATGAACTAGAGTCAGACGAAGCGTCTGAAGAAGACCTAGACTTAGACGAAGAAGACGAAGAACTCCTAGCCTAATAGGCGTGTATAATGGCATTGTTGCAGACCACCCAAACGTTAGTAGACGAGGTTCGCTCGTTAACTAATGAATTAAACCAGGATGCTTTACAGACTGAACGTGATATTCTTCCAGCCCTCAATAGGGCTCAGGAGCATATGATGGCCATTCTTGCTAAGCATTATCCTGAACCATACTTAGCCGAGTATCCATTCGATGTGGTTAGCTCTAGGCCAAACTATCGTATTCCAGAGGATGCATGGTCTGATAATGTAACTAAAGTTGTCATGACTGTACCCGGCCAGGAGTACCGCTACGAGGTCACTAGGGCCTCATATAGGGATGCGACTAAGTTTCGTGCAGGAAGCAGGCCAAATGTGCCAGCTTATTACATAATTCAGGGTCGTGAGATAGAACTTATTCCTCAGCCTTCGGGCACATACGATGGCGTTATGTGGTACATTAAAGCCCCAGAGCGACTAGTATTACCTCAAGGTAGGATTACATTTGTAGCAGCAAATGAGAACCGTGTTAAACTCGATGCGATTGGGGCGAGTTTAAGCACGGAAACAGATGCTTTAGAGAGTTGGGTAAACATCATTGATGGGCAGACTGGAATAGTCAAAGCTACCTGTCAGATCCAGCAGATCTCTGGCACACAAGATATTATCTTTAAGACTAACATTAGTGGCAGCCAACTGACTGCGGATGGTACTATCTTAAACCGCACGCCGACCACTGATTTAACTACGGTCGTCGATAATAATGGCAACTTAGCCGTCCACCCCAACGATTACATCTGCTCGATCGAAGGAACATGTGTACCATATTTCTTCCAACCTGGCAGGAACTTTATCATATCTCACGCAGGTGCTGACTGTGGGCGCGCTTTAGGCATCCCTTCTGATAGTATGTATCGTGAGCG